TCGATTCCTTTCAGATCGAATCCTGCCGTGATTTGTCTCACGCGCGGCGGGATCTGTTGTTCTCTTTTCCTTCTCTTTGCCTCTGCCTCATAGATCATTCGGAAGTTTGCCCGCTCGATGCTGATGTCTTCACTCATGCAGAGAGTCAGCCAGCCCAGCCGCTGCACTGAGATCCTCGTCACCTCATCCATCGAGCTGAGAGCTCCCTCTTCGTCATAGCTTCCGCATCTTGCGATTGCCTTTATTACTTTCTCCCAGGCTTCGCCCCAGTCCGGAAGTTCTCCCTGTTCAATCTCTGAGGCCAGCTCCCGAAGGTCTGAGATTGCCGGACTCCACCGGTTCAGAGAGACCCATTTGCTGAGAGCTGCCGAGGCTGTTTTGAAAGATATATCCTCGAGCTGTCTGAACCATAGCTCCATCGCTTCCTCATTCGGCAGAATGTTCTCTTTCGGGTAGTAGGATCTAATCCCGGCGGCAAGCATTGCAAATTCTTTTTTCGTCATATCGGATTCCCCCATTCCTGAAGAAGCTTCTTCCAGGTCTTTATATATCCATCCGGAAGATCTGCAAAGTCCTCGCCCTCCACATTGCAGACGATAATTGTTCCGACAATCGTGTCATATGGCATTTTGAAGTTGTGCTCCAAACCTTTAAGTTTGCCTTCTTCATTGCAGATCAGGACGATGTTCTCCTCGATCGGTATGACCTCGATATAACCCTCAACCGTTTTCTGAAGATTTTCGAGGGTATGCGATATATTACAAACGTGACCGATCTTTTCATCCGGTTGCTTGATGATCACTCTGATTTTTGCCATTTCCTCCTCCTATTCACTCGGAACCTTTGCATAATAGTCTTCAATTCCAAGTTTTGCTTTCGTCCAGCTTATAGCCTCCGACCAAGTGCATTTATTCAGTTCACGATGAGCTTCTGCCATTTGGTAGAACCTGATATGAGCTTCGCATTCTTCACACTTCTTCCGTGGCTGCTGCATTTTCAATTTGCTATTGTATGGACATTTACCAACAATTACCCCGTTTTTATTCTCCGGATTCTTCCAGGAGCTGAAACATGAGAAGTCAATCTCATCGCTGCACTTCCAGTCACATTCTCTGTTCTTTATCCTGAGGATCTTGCCGTCTGAACCTCTTGCCCACTTCTCTGTTGACCTGTCTCTGACGTAGCCCCTCATCAGGAAGCACTTCAGAGATCCCCACTCGACGGCACAATGTCTCTTGCAAGGTTCCCGGAGTGGTTCAACTTCTTCCGGATCAGGAACGAAGTCATATATGCTCATTTGTCCCGGTAACTGTTCCATGAAATCACTCCTCCCAGTATTCAGAGAGCTTCGGACCGTTTGGATTGAGCTTCTTTCTCACATCTCCGATCGTTCCGGCTTTCTTGATATCCTTTTCGTGGATATCCTCATAAACACCCAGCTCCTGCACTAAGCTACGCCCTACCATGTCAGGCTTTACCTTGTAGCACTTGTTTACGTCATCAAAATATGTCATCCTCTCCATCTTCTTCTCCCTTCTGTATTGCTTTGATTGCCATGTCCAGAGCTGTCCAGGTCTTGCCTTTATATGCAAAATACGGTTTGATCTCCTGGAGCTGTTGGATTGCCTGCTCACTCGACAGATCAGCGTCAAGATTAGGTCTCTTCACGAAGTCAAGCTTCTTGCTGCTGGCGGCAACCGCGAAAATGTATGAAATCAGTATGCCGGCAATAATGCCGATCAGTGTCCATGTAATCACTCAGGATCATCTCCTCTCTCTGCCCAGGCGAATGACATATCCGTAAGATCATCAAGTTCCTGGGCTCTCTTGCTTTTTACTCTGCCGGTTGTTGGTGATATGTGTTTCTGTTCATCTTCATTCACTGCATAAACGACCCAGCCTTTGCAAACAAGATAGTGATTCTTGTATGTCTTGCCGGATGTCTCAATATATTCATCCAGCTTCTTGATGCACTTCTCCGTCATCTCTTTGCCCAGCTCATTCTCAAGCTTTTCTTTTTCTTCTTCCGTAAGTCTTACGTGTTTGTATTCTCCGAATTGGTGCTTTTGTATTTTCTTAGTATTTTTATTATTGGTTTTATTAATATTATTATCCTTTACTGTATCAATATTATTAACAGTATCAGAACAGAGAACAGTATCAGTAACAGAAACAGAAGAACAGAGAACAGATGTCTCCATACCCTCTCCATACGGTCTCCATACGGTATCTATACCGTCATAATTTTTTTGTAAATACTCACGAAAAGAATCACTTTTAATGTTCTCTATCCACTTGATGACGCCCTGACGAAATTGCTCTGAACTGGTCCAGTTGTATTTATGCCAGTTAATGATTAATATCTCTTTTGTATTCTTGTCGTAAGCAATTACCTGATGCACCTTCTCAAACCTGTCGAGAAGCCTCTCAATGGTGTCAACTGTGTAACCCGTTTCCCAGGAAGCTTGTTTTTTGCTGAATCCATAGCATCCGCTGATATTGATATGTGGGTTCGTGATAAGGTACAAATAAAAGAACTTATCTTCCGGTGTGAACTCATCCATCACCTTGTCGTCTGTCCAGAATGTGTTTTGAACAGTTCTATATCTCCCGGTCGAACTCATTTTGATTCATCTCCTTCTGTTTTTGTTTGTTGTAGCAAATCCCTCCGATTTTTGAGAGAGCATAGTCAAAGGTTTTGAAACAGTAATATTCAGAATCAGAGTCATCATAGTAATAGGTGAAAGCAATTTCAGTCGCCTCATATATTTCGATATACGAAAATCTAAAAAATAACTTTCTGATTGTTTTCTTGCCGTGATCCGATAAACTCAAACCTGTTAAAGTTTCAACCAGTTCATTAATTGACTCGATCTGATCCTCTCTCACTCGAAGGAGTTCCGTCTTCCATGCGATCATCATATCGCTTTGTTCTTTCTGATCTGCAAGGTCATTGATTCTGTCCTGTTGCACCTTGATGGTTGTTTTGTCGCTCAGAAGTGTTTTCCCTTTTCCCCTGTTGCAGCTTCTGCATGACGTGACAAGGTTGAGAATGTCATTCTTGCCGCCCTCTGCGACTGGTTTGATATGGTCAACCTCGAGGATCACTTCAGGAGCCATTCGCCCGCAATACTGACAAGTGAACCGGTCTCTTTTAAAGATCTCAAATCGGAGTTTCTTTGATATTGTTTTTCGTTCCATGCTTTACTCCTCACTCAAGTAATACCTCGCATATTTCATCAGATCACCGTTCTCATCTCTGTCGATGATGATCGTCGTCTCGATCGCATAGCCTTTCGCCTTCAGATCGAAGATCCTGGCTCCGAGTCTCTGAATTCTGAGGGTCCATGCTTCCGCCTGGGTGATTGATCCGTGCTCTTTGATGTATGTCAGGACTTTTTCACACTGCTTTGACAGTCTCTTCTCCATCTCATCCCCTCCTCATGAATTGCTTTGCTTTATATTTCCCATAAGTCAGACCAGCCTCACGCGCTGCAATAGCGTCCGCTGTGAGCTGAGCCATCGGTTTCCCTTTTCTGCGTCTCACCGGCTTCTCTCTGTTATCGAGAGCCCCTTCTCTGTCTCTTTTCCTTGCTTCGTGTGACAGCTCCCTGGATCTCTTTCTCTTGCATTCAAGTGAGCAGAGAGAAGCGTTCCAGGAGTCTGACAGGAAGGTCTTGCCGCAAACCATGCACTTGATCTCACGCATCAACTTCGCCTCCTCTCGAAATCATGACACGAAGGTGTTCTTCATTTCCCCACTGTTTCATGACATGAAGAGTCGTGACCTGTTTGTCGTCAAGCCACGCCACTCCATTCAGTGCATCCAGGACAATCTTCGCAATATTGTCAATATCCGGCTTCTTCATCGGATGAACCATCATGATCTCAGCCTTTTTCTTCTTGCTGAGCGACTTTGCTGGAATCATATAGGCGATCATTGTGATAAGGATCTCACCCTCTGCCGGCGGAAGCTTGCAAGCCTGTTTATATCTCAGCTTCACGAGTTCCTCGTAGTGCCTGGTCTTTGCCGGTGTATATGTTCCATGTGTGGTGACTCTCGGTCTGCCCTTGCCGGTGATCTCACCTTCTACCTCAAACGATACAGTCATCTTTTGCCCCCTTCCGCCCTCCGGCGTCCACCACCGGAGAGCTTCATGATATTTGTGTGATATATTCTAATTGCCGAAGAGAGCCGCTGCCGGATCTTCGGGTGTTTCAACCTTTGGCGATGTCGCCGCGCTGGCGACATTTTCCGGAGTCTCAAGCTTCGGAGTCTTCGGAACCTCAACCTCAACGGTCTCGACATATTCCTTCGTTCCGTCCGAATTAATAACTGCCGTGTCCGCTTCCATAGCCTGCACGATATCGGTCGACAGGATAGCCCACTTCGACAGGAGCTGTCGGATCATGGTCTTCTCTGCCATCTCGTCAAAAGCTGTGTACCAGTAAGAGCTATACTTCCACATCTCATTCTCCGGGATCTCGCCACGCTGGAGTCTCTTATAATCCTCGAGATTGAATGCCTGCGAGTATCTGTTTGCGTGATTCTCCATCTTGGTCTTTGTCCAGTAGATCGATTTCTTGAAACCGTTGATCGTCTCAAAATATGCGAGATATCCGACAATCGGAAGAGCTTCTCTTTCGTCATCATCCTCGATGAATTCAAATTTCTGTTTCCCGGTGAACTTGTCACGTCCTTTGTATTCACCTTCATGAATGTAGATGACATCAATATCCACGTACTGACCGGACCTCATGGCGAGCTGTTTATAGCCTTTTGCCGAAAGAATGAACTGCGCTTTTGTGGTTCCCTGCTTCTTGTTTTTAAACGGAACCATGTAGAAATATCCGAGCTGTGGAGATGGTGGAAGCTTTAAGACTTCGCCCTGGAGTGCTGCCGACAGGATTGACGAATTGTCACACTCCTGAAGAGCCGGATTGACCTGAACGGCTGAAATGATCGAAGATATGAACCTGGCGGAGTCCTTGCCTCCGACAACCTTTGTGATCTGATCTTTTACTGCGTCATTTGTGAGGTAGGCTGTGAAGCCGACCTTTGTATTCTTCTGAACTAATGAATTGTTAACTGCCATTTTTCTATCCTCCTAAATCTCTTTATTGATTGTTTTCGCAAGAATTTTGACGGAGCTCTCAAGGTTTCTGATCGCAACGCCGTTCTTTGCCTTCGTGATCTCTGCCGCGCTGATTCTTTCGTCCAGGCAGAGCATGAATTTTTCAAGTTCTTTCAATTTTGCATTGATGTCAATCACGAGCTCCTCAAGAGCCACAATCCTGTCAAAAATCTGTTCTTCCGGTGTTTTAATGTCAGTCATCAGCTCACCTCCTAAATCGCACGAAACTCGATTCCGTTGCTCTCGAAGAAGGTTCTGAGCTTCTTTGCGTTTTCAACATCAAGAAAAGCTTCGAACTTGATCCAGGCTCCACCGGAAGGCTTCTTCTCTTCAACGCCTTCAGCGTAACCTTCAGCCATCTTCTCGGCTTCTTCCTGCTGCTTCTTTGCTTCGGCTTCTGCTCTTCTTGCGTCAGCTTCTGCCTTCATCCTTGCAGCGGCTTCTTCAGCTTCCTTCTTGCGTTTCTGAATATCCGCAAGCCTCTGACCTTCAGCGATCGCTTTTGCCATATCGAGCGTGTTTTTGTAGACCTCAGTTGCCTCGAAAGAAAACTCCTGAAGTCCTTCAATCGTCTTCAGCTCTGCGCTAATCCTGTTCTTCCATCCGTCAAGGTTGTCCTCAATCTGTTTCATTGACGTGCTTGCGTTTAACCAGGATTTGTCAAAGATCAGGGAGATCTTCAGCCACTCCGGAAACTCTTTCGAAGCGAAGAGATCATTGATCTTCTCTGTCTTCTCTTCCTTCTTCTTTTCCTCGTAGTTCTTTACCTGGGCATCGATCAACATCACCGGCTTGTCGATGATCCTGATGATCTCGTCAATCTTTGCCTTGAATTCCTCGAAAGGCTGCATATATTCCTTCTGTCTTCTGATCCTCTCATCGTTCAGGATCTTCTTCAGTTTGTTGAGGTTTGCTCTGTCAGCCTTTGCAGACTTCAGATCTTCCTCAGTGTATGTCATGAGCTCGTATTTCTTGACCTTCTCAGCGAGCTCGGTCTTCAGCTCTTCGAAATTGAACTTCAGTTCTTCCGGGAGCTGATATTCTTCAACTCTTAATTCCATTTCTTATTCTCTCCTTTATCATCTCGATATAGACCCCCGCTTTCGTGAGATCCTTGTTGTTTGTCACTCTGTGATTCTGATTAATCCGGACCAGTTCGCTTCTTTTGATTGCCATAAGGTTATCCGGATCGAAGTTCTCTTTGTTTCCGTCCAGGAAGATCACGCATTCATCTTTCAGAAGCCTTCTGCCGTTCTCTTTCTCCCAGATATATCGCTGAAGAAGCTGCCACCGGTTCGGCTCGGCAATCTTTATCATGATATATCCGTCAGTGTCGATCCTGGTGCTTCCGATCTCTCTGTGATTGTGCGGAATGTTGCCCTTCTTGAACATGGTCGGAGCACAACGATCATAAATGTGTTCAGGCATCTTCTTGCCCTTGTTGTGTGATTTCTGCCCCTTCTTAAAATATCCGCCGTGAGTTCCGGACTTGATATGATATTTATGTTTAAAGTTGCCGATCTGTCCCTCTGTGAGCTCAATGCCGAACTTCTCCAGGAACTCCGCACGGATCTCCGATTCTTCATGCCCCGGAATAATCTCAAGCATAAAGTCGACCATCTCCGGATTTTCCTGCCATTTAATCATAGTTTTCACGCTGTGCCAGTCTCCTCCTCAGGTTTTTGTTCTCTTCTGCCAGTCCTTTATTTGAAACACCAAGAAGCGGAATGTCGACAGTTCTGCCGGTTGCATACTCGTCAAATTGCTTCTGCGCATCCAGGGCGAGTCTTGCGCAGTCGATAAGTGTGTCAGCGACTTTCGTGATCGCCTGGGCTCTTTTGATCTCAACCTCGAGCTGATCGATTGACAGCTCTTCATTCTCAAGAGCTTCAATCCTTGCCATGAGGCTTTCATTTAAGTTTGTAATATTTGCCATTTTCTTCTCCTATCTGACATATTTCTCGTGCATATACTTGAGACTCTCGTCACTGATGTCGAGATATATCTGCGTTGTGCTGAGCTGTTCATGTCCGAGCATCTTCGACACCATCTCGATCGGCATACCGTTCCGAAGTGCATTCGTTGCGCACGTCCTTCGGAATTTGTGCGGATATGCATCAACCCCGACTTTTCTCCCAAGCTTACGGACGAAGCTCTCAATCGTCCCGGCATCCATATGATTCGAATTGTCTACGAACTCAGGGTTCTTGTACCATTCTCCATAAAATCTGTGCTGCAATCCTTTTTTGTCGAATTTTTCCAAAGATACCATTCGAGGAAATAACCAAATCGAATCATCGCTTCGGTCTTTCACATACTGGTCAACCGCAAAGCGTGCCGTTGCGTTCAGATATACAAATCGATCTTTCTGTCCTTTACCGTGAACAAGAATGCTCGCATCCTCATTGATGTCCATGATCTTTATCCCAACAAGTTCCGAGACTCTGCATCCTGTCGAAAGAAGCATCTCGAAGATGCATTTTTCTTTCGAGTTCTTCAGCTCATTTCTCATCTTCACAACATCATCATCGTTGAAAGCGTTCTTCCTGGTCTTTGGCTGCTTAACTGTTTCAATTCCGACCATCGGGTTCTTTGTGATGATTCCTTCACCATATAACCAGGTAAAGAATGATGACATCGTCCTGATCTCATTGCTGACAGTTACCTTCTTGACGCCGTCTCTGAGTCTGTATGCGATCCATACTCTAAGATCGTCAATCGTTACATCGACAGCGTTTTTCTTTATTCTCCCAAACGTTGAATTGAGTCCTTCTCTGTAAAACTTGATTGTTCTGTCGGTGCATCCTTTGATCTTTTTTGATACAAGAAACTTCTTGATGAGCATTTCGTTTGTGTCAGCTTTATATTTGACAATCTCCGTCGACTTCTTTGTCACGTTGTACTTATCGAGAATGATGTATATTGAATTACTGACAGCGAACTGATCGGTCACATAGTCACCGATGTGCTCCATGATTTCATCAACTAATTCCACTTAAACCTCCCATCCCGGGATCAATATCCCGACATTCCTGGGTGTTCTCATCACCCTCCTCCGAGGATATCCGTTGTAGTACGGATCTTTTAACGTGTCGCCCTGAACGATGATCGCATCAATTCCAAGCAATGAGAGCTGAATATAACTCATATAAACTGCTAACCAATCGAGATCTTGACCGACCACCTTGAGCTTCTTTTGATAATTAATACCCCTCTCTTTAAGATACTTTGCAGTAGCTATAACCATTCCTCCAGATCCAATAGAAGGCTCTGTCATGTGTATCTTTTCCTCTTTCAAAATATTTTCAGAAACTCCGATCTTAACCACCATCTCTGACACATGAAACGGAGTGAAGAATTGACCTGCTGATGCATTCCCGGCTCCGGATTCCATAAAGATCTCACCGAGAATATCTCCGATTTCATAATGCAGTGCTATCTCATAGAGCCCGGTCATCTTAACAAAAGCATCATGTTCGCATTCATTATACTTGTTCCAAAGTGAGTTATAGATATCCTCCCGGTGCTGCCATATTGCATCATGCCAGAGTACACAACTGTTTTGAATCGAGATGGCATACATCTCACACCAGTCTCTGAATATTTGATACGGATTATATTTACCGGATATCCCCTGAATGGTATCTGCTATCTCTTTTTTATAGTTTTTATTTTCTTCTAAAATGATTGATCACCTCCTGCAATTCTCTGATATATTCCATCTTGTCCCAGCCTTCAATTTCACATACAGTCATATCGACGAGGATATCCCTGTAAAGCCGTTCAATCATTTTGTGCCTTGCCAACGTATTGAGTGCTTTATTGATATTAACTTCCTCCATGTCTGTTCTCCTTTGTCTTTACATGGCTGTGAGCAAATCTTGCGGCGCTCATTCTTTCGTTGATTTCTCTTTCATTTGGAAATCTGAAAGCCCTATCTTCACCCTTGATCGACTCGTAAAGCATTTCAAGAGCATATTTGACCTGTGCTTCTGTCGAATATCTCGCAAGTTCACATCCGCTATTGTTTGTGAAACATACTTTTATGGTTTTTTTATCGCTACCAACGAATATATATCCTACCTCTTCAAAGTTTACCAATGATGTACAGGCATAATTCATAATTATCATTTCATCGCCCTTCTAAAAATTGAAAATCAGATCAGGACACCGGTCTGCCTTAATACACTCAGCAAACTTCTCGGCTTCCGTCTTGAGATATATGATGTCATCCTCAACCTCATCCCTCTCGATGTGATAGTCCCGGAGTTCACTGTGACTCATGAATTTGATTAATGCGCGAAGCTCTGCAAACTTCGCTTCTGTGACCATGAGATACCACAGTAATTGACAGTAATAGTTCGGTGGAATCTGATCCTTCCACTTTGCCGCTGCAGCTCCACTCATGACCTCTGTCGTCTTGATCTCCAGGACACCGAAGCGGTCAGCTTCGTCCTTGATCCAGCCGTCAAGAGATGCGTGAGCGAACGGATATCGGTCATTCAGCCAAATATTATTCGGCTCATAGAATACGGACTTCTCCGGATGATCCAGTTTGTAAAGCTCCCTGATGTGGTCCTCTGCCTTGATGCCGTACTGGACGAAAGGCTTGTCACTGATATCCGCCTGTTTACACCTTCCGGTCTTGATCTCCCACAGCTCCGTATTGCTCAGCCAGGGATTTCGACCGATGACCGCTGCCGCATCAGATCCGCCTATATATGAGCTTCTTTTCTTGAGCCATTCCTCACGGCTCTTCAGTATTTCCATCTTTACCATGTCATCACCTCTCTACGAACCACCACGACAGGAGGGCATTGACCTCGCAGACCGTCATCGCTGCGTAGATCGTTTCGTTCTTCGTGTCGATGTAGAAATATGCCAGGATCAGAGTCGCAAGCACATTCAATAGACAAATCAGGTATAATCTGTTAGTATATTTTCGAAGGGCATTCCCGTGCCTCTTCTCTTTGGATGCCGCCACAGTGTCAGCTTGCCGGCATCCTTTTTTTGTTTCATCAATGACTGTTATTTCTCTCATTTGCTGATCCCTCCGATGTTAACCATTGCGGTTGTTTTGCTGTCCGTCCAGCTGTCCGGCGATGTCAATCGCGGGCATGTCGTCTCTCTGATGTTCCTCGGGCTTCCGAGCGGGCATTCCTTGCAGCGGCCCTTGTTGTCCTTGCATACTTGCCGCAACGTTCGCAAATACTCGATTGCGCCTTTCATTTGTTCCCCTCCTTTCGCGGTAAAAATAATTTGATCTTGAGCTCCGCTTCCGCTGCCGCCCTCTCGATGTCGTAATCGCTCCGGAGCCACCGCTCCTCCCATATCATAGCCGGACGTACCCACGTCGGCGCGCCCATGTTTGCTAATAAACAAACTATTTTTGAATTAATCTCGATTCTTTTCTGCATTTCTCGGCTTCCTTTTTCTTGTCTTCGTGAAATGGTCGAAGGCTTCCGCGTCCACCCTGATCCTGCCGATACGCTGCACGGCTTCCGGGTATCTTCCGGACTTCTCCATCTCGCGGATCGCTCTCGTAATCGTCGCGATGCTGCATTCGTATTTCGTCGCCAGCATGTTCGGCAAAACATACATTTGCGCCGCCTCCTTTCTACTGTCCGACTTTTTTCGCCTTTAATGGGACATAAATAAAATCGATCGGGATTCCTGAAAGCTCGCTGATGCGCTGCAGCTGGCTGATCTTCGGTTCACTCGTTCCGTTTTCCCAGTTAACTATTGTCGCTTTGTTAATTCCTAAATCGTTCGCGAGCTCTTCCTGCGTCATGTCGGCGTTGATTCGTGCCGCCTTGATGCTTATTCGCATTTCTTCCCCTCCTTTCAATGGATGTATATTTTTTGCACTCCGTTTTATTCTGTGCATTTTTTTTGCACAACTTGAATATATGCCTTTTTTTGTACTCTGTCAACACAAAGTTGAATTTTTTAGTATTTTTATTGCTTTATTTCAATTTTATTGTATAATGGACAAAAAAGGAGGGCTGAAAATGGACGAACAAAAACGACTATTTGCTAAACGTTTAAATGAATTAATAGAAAAATCTGGCAAAACTCAAACGGAAATCGCGCGGGATCTCGGATTGAACAAAACAACGCTTTCCTCATGGAAGCGCGGGATTGCTTTCCCAACTTCCGGAAAACTGCAAATGCTGGCCGATTATTTCGGCGTCGGCAAATCTTATTTTGTGGAAGAGAAACCTTCGTTTGATTACATGCTCCGGATTGACGGCCGCGAAGATATTCTTGTCGAAGTTGAACAAATGAACGACGCGACATATTCGCATTTATTGGAATATGCTCGATTTTTAAATAAACGGAAGGAGGAGTCCTGATGTGGGTTGAAAATAATCGATTATATGATCGCTATGTCGGACGCGACGGCAAAACGCATAAGGCGTCGGTGCCGATCGCGAAAAACACGCCACAGGCGCACCGAATGGCCAGAAATGCCCTTGAAAATAAGATCGCGGGTATTTTATCGCCTGAATGCAAAACGGGCTTGTCGGGCCTTGTGCGCGTTTACCTTGATTCGAAAAACGTCAAAACGTCGACAATGATCAATTATAAAAATGCGTTCGGTCAAATTGTCGAAATCCTGGGCGATGATCTGACGGCCTCGGAACTCTCCGCGCCGCTGATCCGGCAGAAATTTCTTGAATGTGACAAACCGATTTCGAAAATAAATCGATATACTTTGTTATTGAATAATTTTTTGACCTGGCTGTATGAATACGGATATATTCAAACACCGATTAAAATCTCGACATTGAAAGAAAAGAAACAACTCCGGCCGGCGTCTGATTTGTTCCTGGAACGTGACGAGCTCCGGGATCTTCTCGAACGGCTCGCCGGAACTATGGACGGTTATATTTGCGAATTTATGGCATTGACCGGATGCAGGATCGGCGAGGCCGCTGCGCTCACTCTGGCGGATGTCGGCGACAGATATATTTCGATAACGAAAACATATTTCGAAAAAACAAACTCTTGCGGAACTCCAAAAACTGCAACGTCGGAACGCGAAATCTTTATACAGCCGGAGCTCCGGAAACTTCTCCGGAATTATTACGAATGGCGTTCGCTCTACATGCTGGCGCGCGGTATTCGTACGGATAAACTTTTCTTTTCATGTCATGGCGATTATTTTCACCCGTCGGCCCTGCGCGGAAAACTCAGCCGGATTGATGCGAAGCTGCATCCGCATATTTTCCGCCATACTCATGTTGCTTTATTGGCGGAACGCGGCGCATCTCTCGAAACGATCTCCCGACGCCTGGGACATTCTGACAGCAAAATAACACGCGACGTTTATTTTCACGTAACGGAACGGATGAAAGAACAGGATGAATCGTTCCTCGAAACTGTGTCGTTTTTATGATTTGCCCCGAACTTGCCCCGAAACATTCAAAAAACCGCGCATTTGCGCGGTTTTAGTTTAAAAAATCATTAAAAATCTATTGTTTTTCAATTAAAAACAAATTATAACAAAATGTGAAAATATGTCGCAAATACGCGCTTTTTATAACATTTAATGCAAAATTAAAAAGGGCCGCTTTCGTGGGATTTTGCCCCGAGCTGCCCTTTTTTTGCCCTGAACGCTTGATTTAATTCAATTAAAAACTTGATTAATTTTTTTCATGTCCGCCCGAATTAACTCTTTGATGTATCCCTGCATGTTCCCGACTGTTGCCAGCTTCTCCATGATGTCCGCGTCCGTGGTCTTGTCGCATATGATCTGAACTTCGATTTCGTTGTCCGGTTCAAAATCCCAGTGCGGTGGATATGCCTCAATTGAATTGTATATATTTTTATATCCATATTTTCGGCAGAATACTCCCTCGAAATGTCTTAAATTGTTTTTTGTTGCCATATTCCACGGCAACTTCAATAATATTTCGGCGGTTAATACTCCGCCGTTTTTCGCGTATTCGATTAACCCTTCGTTTTCGATTGCGTGCACTTCGATATTTTTCGCCGCCCTGTTCAGGTTCTGCCGGTGTGTGTGGAGCCTGTCCTGAATGTGTTTTGATTGCCCGATGTATTTCTTGCCGTTCTCGTCTGTCAAACTATAAATGCCCGCGCCGTTGTAATCGTCCGCCCATTTTTTAATTGCTATAAACTCCATTTTTAAAACCTCCCTTTATTTTGTTATAACGAATATATACTGATATTTGTCAATATATTATTTTCTGTGATACAATATAATTCCTCAAAAACAAGATTTTCTTGTTGGCGGAACTGCATCGCCCCTTTGATGCGGTTCCGTTTTTTTTGTGGGACACGTTTCGGACATTCGGAGGACATTGTCCGGACATTGTCCGCGGTTGTCTCGGACATGATGCGGACACGAAAAAAGAGCGGCTCGATTTCTCGGGCCGCTCCGGCGGGGTTATGTTATGAAAGATGCATTTGGGGAGCATCCGATAACTGAATTAAATTGTAACGTTGCCGATTACTGATTTTATACAACTAAATGTTACGGTGTTATTGCTGTCGAGCTGGGTATTCGGCTTGATCCTCCATCCTTCCGTCGAATGGCGGCTTATGACGTATTCTGTCGGGCTCAAATAAACGCCGTTTACATATACATCCAAAACGTCGCCGTCCTCATAGTCTACGCCTTCCGGAAGATAAACATATTGTGACGTTGTCGTTGTTGCGTCGCCGAATGTCCTCTCGATGTGGGTGTTCACCTGCAACTGTTCCGTCAATGTTTCGAACCATGCCTCAAACTGCGCTTTTTGATACGCTTCCCAGGTCTGCATGTTGGCGAGGTTTTCCTCGTAGGCTGCCTCGAACTGGTCGAACAGGTCGGAAGTGTCAACTTGTTTTATAACTCCGGTCACCCAGCCGCATTTGCTGGATGATCTCATGTCCTCGATGTTTGCCGCCGTGATCGATGTCGCCCCGGCCTTAACGTAAATATACGCGAGACATAATTCTTTGACGGTTGCCGTGTTTGCGATCGATGGTTTTAACGGATTCGCCGCTGCTGTTCCGTCCTTCGTCGTGATCTCCATCAATCGATCTGTGACGTTTAATCGGAGCACGACTGCCGTGTATCTGTTCAGCGTCGGATGTGCCTGGGTGATGTCGATCGACGTCACCGCGTCGCTGTTTATCCATTTACAATTAATGAGGGCGCGTCCGGTCTGGACGTTGATATTCATACCTGAATTCGGCTCGACTTTGAATCCGCCACCGACTTTCTGATATACTCCGTTCGACACTATTCCGTCGAAATATTCCGACATCTGATCCGCATTATATACGCGGTCGCCGTTTACTGAATTAAAAAATCCGTATGTGATTGACATTTGCTTCGCCCTCCTTAACTTCCGATAATTTTTATTGCCTGGATAAATCCCGAAACTGTGACCGTCGCGCTGTTGTCGTCGTTCTGCTGGTATGCTCTCAAATATATACCGGTGTTTGCGTCAACTGTGACAGCAACGGCTCCGGTGATGTCTGTCGCCAAATCTGCCGCCCTGGCTGTGATTCGGCTTGTGTATCTGATCGTCGTTGACGTCGACGAATTTGTCAAATACATACGACGCGATCCCGTGAGCGATCCTGTTCCGAAAGATGAATGATAGAAAATGATCCACGTTCCCGGCGTGATCGTTACATCACAAACTGTTGTATGTATCCTGTACGGACAGTCTATCGAATCGGCCTCGTCGCTGATAACTATCGGCGTATTATTAACAACAAAATTTTTTATTTTTGTTCCGGTGATCTTCTTATTGCTTCCGGAGCTGACGATCGGGACGACGTCGTTTGCGCCGAAGGTCGTCGCTTCTTCCATTTCTGAAATTCTTATTCCCATAGATTAAACCTCCGTAATGATGTCGACGCCGTCTTCCGTGATGATGTCGTCGCCGGTCTCTGTGATGATGTTCTGAACGAGTGTCATTTCGCTAAATGTCGGCAGGACTGTGGTCCCCTTTTCATCGTCTGCGTATATGATGCCGACAATGCGCGGCATCGCCATGATGCCGAGCTCGTTCTCGACTTGCACTATATCCCCGAGAAAATAATCCCGGTCGATTTGGTACAGGCCGTAGGTGTCGATTTCGCCCTGGAGCTGCTGCGTTGCCGCTGTCGCATCGATCTGCGTCTTGCCGTAATCCTGCAGGAGGGCGGTGTATTGTTCGTCCGTGATAATCTGTCCGTTTGATGATACTCCGGAGCCGTCAACATATAATTCGTAACGGCCGAGGCCGACGGCGTCGCCATAGGTTGCGGTCCGCTGCGCGGTTCCTTCGCCTTCGCCTCCGATCAATGCCACGTTTTTATATTGATCAATGTTGTACTCATATGATGATTGCAAAAGGTTGTCGTATTCGTTCGAAAATACGACCGGCGGGACCTGGTTTTGTGAATAACTCCGGTCGGTGCCCTTGTATAATTTAAATTTATATTGCCCGCCGCTGATGTAAACGTCCCATCCGTAGCCTAATGATGTGCAGACTGTTTCCACCCATTCCGCCAAATTTTGCCCGAAACATTGAAGGTCGATTGTCTCCGTGAATCCCTGGGCGGATGTCAGGATAAAATCCGGGACCGCTCTATCTGCGATCGCCGGGCTGATGATGTTGTCCTTGACAACTTTCCGGATGCCGGCCTCTGCGTTGCCGGTGATGTTTTCCTGATTCCAAATAACGCGCCGCCCGAGGATTGATTTCAATCCCTTTCCGGTGACGGTCAACATCCAGCCCTTGTCGACGTCAAAATCAACTTTGATGTTTGTAATGATCATGACGTTGTTATATGTTCCTCCGGCTGATATGTCCTCGGCTCGAACGAGGTATCGGTTTACGACTAATGCGTCAAGGTTCCGGCGCGTTCCTGCAACGATTAATTGACAATCACTTTGTCCGTAATACTGCACGTTCCAGATTGCCGATTCGTAATTGTCGATTATTTCCACGGCTCCGTATAATCCATTTAATACATATATATCCATAGGCTTATACTCCTTCGAACTGGCTTGTAACTATGCAATATGCGAGAAGGTTCTCCGGATATGTTTCGGCGGTGACGATCATGTAATTCGTGCCCGGTGCGAGCTGCAGCCAGGTCGATCCCTCTTTGATGTTTCCGACGATGTTTGTTGCTATTCCTCCGGATGTCAATGTAACCGATTTCTCTTTTTTCTTCGTGTTGATGACTATTTCGTCGCCCGCTGCCATTGTCATTGTTAACGCGAAATATTCATTTGTTACGACGTTGTATATCTGCGGATTGACAACGGCCGCCGTTGCTGCAAGGGTGATCAGGAATCCCGTTTCGACATCGCCTTCGTTATAAACTAAACGTTCGCCGCCTGCGTCGAGCCTTGAAAATTCCATGCCGTCCGCTATGATGTCAAACGGAAATTCGAAAAGCCCCTCGATCAACGTGAAATCGATCAAGGTGTCGTCTACTGCATTAAAGAACGGTTTCGGACACAGGATTGTAATTTGTGCGACCTGTTTTTTCTCAAAAAATCCGATGTCAATGTTCCGGACATACCCGTCGATGTATACGTTGCGTTGTGCGTTCTTGTAATACAAACGAACGGGCATTTTGCTTTTGAAATATGTATATAACTCGATGCGGTTTTCTTCTGCCGGCGCATTGATCGCCAGCGTGATTGTTATTGTCCGATTGTTCACAAATGCGCTGTTAAAAATCGAACCGTCCGCGCTGGCGTTGCGCGTGGTGTTGATTGTACTCTCCGGCGGATCGAGGCCGATGATGCTTTCAATCACATATGCGTCGTTGTGTGTCAGCTCGATGCGTTGTCCGTAGGTGTTTTCGGCTTCTAATGTATACATTTTTTTGCTGCCCTCCTTATGGTGCAAACGCCTTGACGAGCGCTATCTGCTGGCGTCGTGCCTGATACGTCTCTAATGCAGATAATGCTTTCGGGCTGGTGTTGTTCTGGACTAAATTATAATTATTGATTGTGTTTGTTGTCTGCGCTCCGATTCCGGTTGAACTGCCGACAGCTCCGCGAATGTTTCCGATTGATGCCCTGGCGTCTCCGAGCGGTGACGATGCGGCGTCGATCATGTTTCCGGCTGTCTTCTTCACAGCTCCGATCGTCTCTTTTAATCCTTCGACAAATCCGTCGCCGGTATATTCTCCGATCTTTGCCATGATCCTCGAAGGCGATTGAATTTGTAAATCGCTTTTGAACGTGTCAATCATGGATTGAATAAATAACTTGACATTCTTGTCGAGGTAGTCCGTGTCTTTCGTCAATCCGTCAACGAATCCTTTCAATGCCTGGGTTCCGATGTCCTCCAACTGCTGCGGAATGTCTGCGAATGCTTTTTCGATTTCATCCTTATAATCCTTCGACACTTTTTCGATGTCCTCTTTGTATATCGTGTCGCCGGCTTTTTCTGCCGCCTGGATCTTCTCCGTGTACGCCTTGTTGTACGCTTTCAAATCCTTCGCGCTCATTGAAAGAAGTCTGTCAATGTATGCGGAACCCTCTTTCATGTCAAACGATGCGATTTCGTCGAATAACTCCGCGGAAACTTTTGTTTTTATTTTCTGCAGCTTCTTCGTGTAATCCGTGATTTGTCTCGTCTGTGCCTGGAGGTCGTTGACTGTCATGATTCCGGCGGATGATACGTTGAACAATGATCCGGACTTCTTCATCTTCTCGACTAATGTGTTTTGTTTGTCCAGAAGCTTGTCGTACATTTCGTTGTACTTATCGGCGAGGCTGTTGATTGTGGAATCCAGAAGGCTCTCGGCTGAATTGATATAACCGTTGATTGCGTTCTGATAATCGTTCAGGAACGCTTTCGACGCGGTCTTATACGCATCGCGATATTTTTCTTGTGTCGCAATTTCTGCCTCGAATTGTTTTTTCAATGCCGCGATTCGTTTTTCTCCGGCTTTCTTCTCCTTCGGGATAACCTCGTCGTAGTATTCCTTGTAATAATTCCGCATCTGAATATATGAATTTTTCATATATTGCGGCGTCTTGCTGTCATTGATCAAGTTGTCGTAATAGTCGATTAACTTGTCGCGGGAGCTCTCTAACTGTGATATGCGTTTGTTGAGGGCTGTCTGTTCTGCGGTGACTTCCTTGTCCTGCTGCGTCCGGAGGTTGTCGATTGTAGTCTCGAAATCCTTGATTTTTTGCTCGTTCTGATATGTCATTTTTGACATCATATAATCAAAACGGGATGTTAAATTGTTGATGATGTTGTCCGTCAACGTGTTACCGGTCGTCTGGAAGTTGAACGCTTCCGTTTTCTTCAATTGTTTGAATGCGCTTTCAACTAATGATTTGACCGCGTTCTGCAGGCTCCGCTGCTGTGATGCGATACCGTTTATATATCCCTGGACAAAATAAACGCCGGATTGATATGTCAACTTCGAAGGTGATCCTTCCTTTTGTCCCTGTTTCAATGCGTTAATTGCACGACGCGCGAGGCTGTATGCCATTTCCCAAACGGCGGAGCGCTTGTTCTCCATGCCGTTTATATAACCCTGTCCGAAATACTCTCCGGATGCGGTTGTTATTTTTGACGGCGAATTCGATTCCTGCGTCGCATTTATGCTGTCGATTGCGCTCTGTGCGAGGCTGCTGGCTCCGAGGATTGCGTCCGGCTGCATTTTCAGAATTCCGTCGATGAATCCCTGTCCGGATGCTTTTCCGGATGCTTCGAACTCTGAAACGTCCGCGCCGAGTGTCTTCGCCGTTTCGTATCGGATCACCTGCGCCTGAAGGGTGGCTTCTCCGGTCATGGATTCCATGCCGTCGACATATTTTTGCATGCCGCTTTTGCCGGATGTCTCCGCCTGTTCCTGGAATTTGTCCAACTCCTCGACGGACTTGTCAACCATCGCTTTCATGTCGTTGACCATTTCTTTTGTCACGACTGCGGAACCGTTCTCGACGGCTTTTTTCATTTCCTCATACTGTTTTTTGTATGTTTCGACTTGCTTTTCAAGGCTCTGCTTTGTGCCGGTCTCTGCTGATATGAAATCGTGCGTCATGTCCTGCAGGGCTTTTTGTATCTTCTCGGCATCTCCGGATATGATCGCGGATGATAATCCCTCGTAATTTTTGATAGTGGAATTATAATCGACGAATGATTCTTCCGCTCTGTCGGTTGCCATGTGCAATTCGCCGAGGCCGATTTTTGTCGCTTCGATCTCTTTGTTTAATTTCTGTTTTTCAAGCCACAGGAAACGTTCGGCGTTTGTCAAATTGTCGGTTGATCCGATTTCCTCTGCGTATTGCTCAATTGTGAGGCCGTCTAATCGGTTTTGCTCCGCTAATAATTTGTTTAGATCTTCCTGTTTCGCCTTGTACTGGTTTTGTACTTCAATAAAATTCTGTAACGCCTCGTTGCGGTTCTTGACTGCCTCCGTGTATGCGTCTTTATTTGCGTCCAGGATTGCTTCGGCCTTCTTCGTCTCGATCAACTTGTCGAGGGCTTCCTTTTCGGTCTCATAACTCTCGATCACGCCGTCGACGAGCTTCATCTCCGTTCCGATTGCTTCGTTTAATGTGGTTAATATGAAATTGACGCGGTCTTCGTAGCCTTCCTTGACTTTGCCGTTTGCATCGACAAGGTCGTTTAATTCTTCGGATAACGCTTTATAATTATCGAATTCGGCGTTTACGTCTGCGACTGCCTCATCCCTTGCCGCCTTAACTTCGGCGTATGCGTCGCGCATGGCGTAGATTTCGTCAACTTGTTTTTGCTCGTATTCGTTTAAACTTGCCAGATGCTGTTCGACGTCGTCCGTGCTGTCACTGAATAACAGGAACGCGGAAACAAGTCCCGCAACTGCTGCCGTGATCGCTCCGATGACTGTCGCGCTCTGTGCTGCATTTAGCAATTTCTGCGCGGTCGTTGCCGCTTCGGTTGCTGTCTTTAACGCCTTGAATGTCTGGACAAGCTGCGCGATCGTCGATGCAAATGTCATTATTTTTGAGACAACAAATGTCGCGACTAAAACTTTGCCGACTGCTTTTACAACCTCCATGATGTCGCCGAAATGATTAACGACATATTCGAAAAACTGCGCGAATTTCTTCGCGATGCTTCCGAGGCCCTTTGCTACGCTGTCCCAGTCTATTTTGTCCAACGCGCCGGAAAACGTGTCCGCGGCTTCCCGGAGTGCCGGTTTTAACTTGTCGTATATTTGCAGCTGTATTCCTTCAATTTTGGATTTCAACAGCGTCATTTGTCCGGCGAGGTTGTCGTTCATGGTCTGCGCCATTTCTTCCGCTGCGCCTGATGAATCTCTGACGGCTGCCGTCAACTTTCCGAAATCTTCCTCCGATGCGTTAACGATTGCCAGGAGCGCGCTCATCGCTTCCTGACCGGCGATGTTCTTCGCGAAATACGTTTTCTGCGTCTCGGTCAGATCTGAAAATCCCTCGCGGAGGTCTCTGATCACTTCGTCGAACGTCTTCATTGATTCGGTTCCGTCTTCGTTGATCTTCGTCAATGATACACCCAACTCGCCCATTGATAATTCGACTTCTTTTGTCGGTGCTGCCAAACGCGAGAGAATGCTTCGGAGGGCTGTTCCGGATTTGGTTCCCTTGATGCCGGCGTTTGCCATGAGGCCGATCGCAACGGCTGCATCCTCCATTGAATATCCCATTGCTCCGATTAACGGCGCGGCATATTGGAACGTCTGCCCCATCAATCCTACGTTTGTGTTTGCGTTTGATGATGCAGCGGCCATAACGTCGGCGAGCCTTCCTGCGTCTCCGGCTTTATATCCCATCGCGGTCAATGCGTCGGTTACGATGTCCGATGTTGTGGCGAGGTCTTCGCCTGATGCTGCGGCAAGGTTTAAAATGCCGTCTATTCCGGATAACATATCTTCAACGTCCCAGCCGGCCATTGCCATGTACTGAAACGCGTCGGCGCTTTCTGTCGCGCTGAATACGGTTTTCTCGCCGAGCTCTTTGGCTTTCTTCTCCAACTGTGCGAGCTCGTCCGCGCTGGCTCCGGATATGGCTCCGACTTTTGACATTGACGCCTCAAAATTTGCGCCGACTGAAATCGTCTCTTTCGTGAGGTCCTTAAATGCCGAAATGGTTTTTCTGATGCCGTCGGCGACTAAATTCGCGAGAGCGCCTTTCATTACGGAAAATCCGTCCGAAACGCTTTCGGATGCGGCGTCCATTTCCTCGAGGGTGTCGGTGAAATTGTCGCCGTATTTGTCCGCGTCCTTCAACTCGTCGTTGTATTCCGCCATCTCTTTTTCTGTTTTGGCGATTGCGGCTTTCTGATTATTGATTGCAATTTTGACGCGGTCGGCAGCTGCGGAATTCTTTCCGAATTCCTTCTCGGTCAGCTCTAACTCTTTTTCGTATAACTCTAACTGTTTTTTTTGCGCCGTCAGCGTCTTGTCCAACTGCGTCAATTTTGCCTTTAATCCAACGGCCGATTGCGACCAGTCGTCCATGCCGGCCGTTGCCGCTTTAAACTCTGAATTGGCGAGCTTGACTTGTCTCGCCGCCTGCTGCATTGCGCTTTTTAATTGTGAAATATCCGCCCTGAAACTTGTCGTCGATGTCGTGTTCGCCATGTCGTCACCTCATGATTTTTGATTGATTAAAACCAGTCGTCGCCCGCCGGTCGCCTGATGATGCGATTCGGATCTTTTTCCCTTGCCTCGCGGATCTGCATCCGCCTGACGTCTGCATATAACCCGATCACGCCGACGAATGTTTTTTCATCAACTTCATACGGCGACAGCGCCGGGTATTCCTTGCATAACTGATGTTCTATAATAAACAAAACTTCGTGCAAGGGAGTATCGTCTACTCCCTCGCCGCGTTTTTTGAATCTGTCGGTATCTCTAAAATTTTAACGAATGAACTTTTCAGGATAACGATCAATAACGGCAGGAGCTCGCTCAATTTGACGTTTTCCCAGTCTTCCACGGTCATTGCCGGAAATACTTTCGTCATGATGCCGGTCACCTGTTCCCATGCGGAATATACTGTTTTTAACAGCTGCGCCGTGTCTTTCACGTCCTCAACCTTCAACAGCTCCATTAACGATCTAATTGTCCCGAAACGTAAATCAATAAATCGTGCTTCCTCTGTCCTGACGATGTTGTCCTCGTCGTCGTATACGTTTAACGATAACTTTTTGTTTTCCTCCATGTGCTATTTTCCCGCCTTTCTTTTAATTGTCCCGGGACGGATTTCCCGCCCCGGAACTGTGAATCGATTATATTTATTTTGTGGCTTATGCCTGCGGAGCTGATACTGTGATCGCGCATCCGTCGGTGTATGTCCTGCCGTCGACTGTGATCGAAGCTGTGACTGTTGCGCTGCCTGCTGAATTGCCGGCGGTGCAAAGGCCTGCTGTGCTAACGGTAACGGCTGAATCTGACGACGCCCATGTGATCGATGCGTCGGCCGGAACTACGTTCGCGGTGAGCTGGAGTGTTGCTCCGGTCTCAATATATGCGTTTGCCGGAAGCACTTCGATGCTCGGGGTGATTGTCTTCGGGCTGATTGTGTCCGGTGTCTGAACAGACGCAAAGAATCCGGTAACGTCTGCCAGGTCGAGGCCTGTGTTTACTGTGATACTCTTTGCGGACTTGCTGCCGATCTTGGTGAACTTGTGGATTGTTGAAATGCCTGTGAATGTGATCTCCTGGCCGTTTGCGTCGGTTCCGTCGTTCAGGGTGCTGTTTACCTGATCCGGAATATTAAATGATCCCTTAAGTCTCCAAACATAATAATCGTTGCCGTTTGTGTCCTTCGTCTTGTAACCGAGGGCGAAATATTTCGGCGTCCTTTCCTTCTCGACAAACATTCCCGTCTCTGCATCGTAATACTGGCCGGTTATGTCGGCTAAAACATCAAGCGGGATTGCTGATGCTGTGATTGTGATCTCGTCTGATCCGGTTGAGCTGATGATTACGGCCGGAATGTTGTCGTAATAATGCGCTTCGTTTGTGCTGTCTGTCGACTTGCTGATCTCTGCAACGCCTGCGAGGTCCTTAACTTCTCCGGTTGAATAATTGTCGCCGCTGTCCTCTGTAACTGGTGCGTAGACAAGTCCTTCAACGCCTCTGTATTCGTAAATCTGTGGCATTGTTTTTTCCTCCTTGTGATGATTTTTTTCGTGCGCATGATTTGCGTTATTTTTGCATTTTATGCGTAAAGGTATAAATACCCATTTTGTAAATAAAAGCCTCTATTTCGCGACGTGGTGCGTCGCTTCGGCTATATTGTGATTACACGTCTAAAAAGAATACCTCGAGCGCCCGTCCGGTGTGCGTCGCCTCGTCACTCGCGACGTCGTAACCCTGGGACGGACACACCCATCCGGCGGCCTTGAGGGCTGTCCGGATGTCCGAAAGAACGCTGTAAACTGTCGCGGGATCTGACGAATAAACGAACACCGAAAAATCCCACGCTGTGCCGTAGTTGTTATTGTCATAATGCGAATGGTCCGGGCTGGCATTATTCCAGAACGTGATGAACGTTTCCGGATAAACTGCATCGTCGGACATCGAACCCTGTTTATAAACTGGATAATTGAAACTTGATAAAATTGTGATCAGATTGTCCTCCATTGCTTAATTGCCTCCCATGATTTTATCGATTTCGCGCTGTAATGCTTTTTCGATTGTTTTTTTGATTTCGCTCTCATAACGTCGCGTTCCGAATATTCTCTCTAACGCGTAATCCGGGCGCATCTTCGGGGTTCCTGTGATCAGGAATCCTCCCGCGCCTGGTTTGGTCTTGTCGAATCCGAGGCCGACTTCCGCAACGCTTCCCTCCCATTTTGGGCGGGTGTCCGTGATAACAGATTCTTTTGTGTCGCCGCTGGAATATTTTCCGGACGCCGGCAGATTCTGTTTTGCGATTGCCTCTATGGTGTCTTGCTGCACTTTTTCGGCGGCTTCCTGCATGGCCTTGCTGAATACGCTTTTCAAATCCGCGCCGATCGTTTCCAACTTGTCGGCGTATTCCTCGAAATTGCTCCAGTCAATTGCGATCATGCGTTTACGCGATAACGCGCCGCCCTTATTCCATTTCGTGCCGCTTTTGTTTGCCATTTTTACGCCTTGCCTCCGACTTTTTCGACCTTAAACTGCAAATATTGATGTCGCATATCTATGTCTTCCGGTTCGCTGATGATCCGCCACGATTCCCCGGTCTCGATGATGTAAATCAGACAATCCGTTGTTATGTGCGGATTGTACCAGGTGTCAATCGTTCCGGTCGCGATTATGGTGTATATTTCGTTTGAAAAATTCTCCGTACCGTTGAACGTTCGGAAGCTCCCGAAAATGAGCTCCGATTTGTCAACGTCTGAATATACTTTTTTCGCGACGCCCTTCACGATTGTTGTTGTGGGTGTCAGAATCTTCATTGCGACGCTGAATGGCTGTTGTGGCCTGAATCTTCTCGCCATCTCTTCGCCCTCCGTTTAATGCTTATATGACAACTGCGTCGCCCTCTGCATGAAATATGCAGAAAACTGTCCGTCGCCGCTTCCGTAATTCCATAAATCCGCAACGCCTCGCGCAACGATGCCGGCCGTGATCCTGTCTTCCCGGATGCCGGCGTCTTTTAAAAAGTCCATGACTTCGGCGATGTACTCGCCGATTGTGCCGTCTAAATATTCGCCGGTGATCCCGAGCGCGCTTTTCACTTTTGATAACATTGTCTCCGCCATGTGTTGCGCCTCCTTGTATTACTTCTTTGTTGTCTTCTTGCCTGTCTTCTTCTCGACGTGCTTTTTGACTAATTCGCGCGGATCGGCGAGAAGCTCCTCCGCTCTCGCGTCCTCGAATTCCTTCACGTCGCCGACTTTGTAAATCTCGGCGGTGTGTTTGTCCTGAAACTGTCTCAATATGGCGAGCTTCATTGCCTGTCCCTCCTTAACGGATTAAAATCCGCATTTTGTGATTGTAACGGCTCCGGTTGCGAGGACTGCCTTATAAAGGGTGCATCCGTCTGCTGTAACGTCGCCGGTTGGGGTTGTCTTAACGCCTGCAAGCGTAAATCCTGCGTAATCATATGCCGGAACGAAATAGATTGTCGCGCTTGTAACTGCTGCGGCGAAATCGATTGTCTTTGCCGGCTCTGCACAAAGGAGCGGGGTTGCTGCTGATGTGATCGCAAAATCGCCCTCTGCGTTTGCTGCCTGGACTGCTGCGAGGCTCGAATTGTTTGTTGTGTCCTGCTTCAGGATGAGACCGTATAATGTGATGAGGTCTGTGGCCTGAACCGGAACGATTCTACTTGTGTTAATCATCGTTTTTTCCTCCTCGATTTATTTCTTGTTATGCCTGGATGTTGTCGGTTCCAACTGCCCAGGCGCCATCAACAACCTTCAGAACGCTGCCGTTGTCGGTTGCTGAAACTTCCGGAAGCTCTGACGCTGTCGCGGTCGGAATGACTGTCGCGATTGCTGAAATCATATCCGCGGTTGTGGTGATGCCTGCGACGTCGTCCGCATCTCCGCCGAGTGCTGTATAAACTGCCTTAAGGGCTTCGACGTTTGTCATGGTCGGCACCTCCCTCTTATGCTTTCTTCTTGATCAGATAAAATCCGGTTGGGTTCAGGATCTTGCCGTCTACAACTGTGAGGGCCTTGTCTACCCATTCGTTTGTTTCCTCGTCGAAATAACGGCGCATTGTGAATCCGAAATTCTCATTGATTGCGTATTCGTTCGGCTGCCAGAATATTCCGATAACGTCGGCGTTCGATGCGGTGTCGAAATCTGGGAGGATGTCTTCCTCAACAAGGGCGATCTCACGGCCGAAAAATCTTCCGTTTGGATTTGCTGCGTCGCCGTCGTTAACTTCGAGGCCTGTTGCCTGCCTGAAGATTGGATTGTTGTTATTGTCTGCCATTGTCTCCAGGTATGCGTCAACTGTGGATGCTGCGAAAATGAATTCGCCGGCTCTATATCCGAGCGGTAATTTTGCAAAGAAATTCTTTCTCCACTTTGTCCAGTCGCTCATGTCCGCGGCTGTCATTTCGACAACGTTTGTCACGCGCTCGTCGTTCAGGATGCCGAGCATTGCTCCGTCGCCTGATCCGTTTACGATGCCGTCGTCCATTGCCTGAAGATATGCAACGGCGATAATTCTCGCGAGCTCTGCCTCAAATGCCGGAACGGTTAAAATCTGGCTGAGGAATGTCTGCGCGATCCTGATCTCTGCTGTGTTGTATTCAAATGTTACGGAGCCGAGCTTGTCTGTCTTCTGGCGTGGTGATACGGTGCTCTCATTGATCCATTTAAATTTTGCCTGGAGTGATCCGATCGGATACTTTACGCCGCCCGGAACGTTTGTTTTTCTAACTTTCGAGTAAAGATTTCCGTAACGCTTACGAACTGTATTGATGACTTCGTTCATAACGGTTATTGGAATTGCGACGCCTGTGTCGGCTGTTGAAATAACCGCGCCGTCTCTCTTTTCTGCCGGCATCGGTGTGCCCTTCTGGATATAGCTCATAAATGCGGATCTATATTCCATTGTTGCTGTCTTGTCCTCGCTTCTCTCCTCGGCCTCCGGTGCCTTGAATGATCCGACAACTGATCCGTTGCGGAGCTCTGCTGATGCAGGAACGCTCTCGCGCTTCTCTGCCTCTGCCTTCTCGGCTCTTTCCTCTGCGTCGATTGCGTCGAGCTCTGCCTGTATCTCGCTGATTTCTGCCTTGACGTCTGAAAGCTCCTCGGTGAGGCTTCTTACTTCTGCGACGTCTGTCGATGCTGCGCATCTTGCTTCGATTCTTGATTTCTTCTCAAGAAGTCTTGCTTTTCTTGCTTCTAAAACTTTTTTTCGCATGATTGTTTTTCCTCCTGTTTATGATTTGGATATGAATTCGAATTTCGCTTTTGCAAGCTCTAATTCGTGGTTTTGATCGCCCTCCGGCGATTTTGCCCTCTGCTCTTCTCTCGCATTCTCCAACGCGTGCAGGGCGTTCTCCAACGCCTCGCCGCTTCGGGCGTATATCTCAGTCGATGCATACGCCGGAAATGTTACGGCGCTAACTTCGACGACTGTTCCGATGTCTCTTATGATTCTTGTCGGGTGCTCCGTGTCGATGTCTCTCCATTCCTCGTCGCGAATTGAAAACATGAACGACATTCCGGAAATGTCTCCGCGCTCTACTGCGCTATATAATGCGCGCGCCTCTGAATTGTTCTCCGTGTCCAACTCGACACGGATTCCCATTCCCTGATCGTCAACGGACAGGAGCATTGTGCTGTTGCCGTTGTTCCGTCTTGATCTTGCCAGCGGGATGCGATTTATGTCATGATTGACTAAGAATCGAACGTCGGTCAGGTCTGAACGGTCGAGGGCTCCCCTCTCGATGATCTCGTCGAAATATCCGAGGTCTGTCCTGCTGTCGTAAACGATCGGGCGTCCTGTGATGATCTTTCCGCCCTGGTCGTTTTCCTCCGCTCTGACTTCGAAGTTGTACGCTCTCCGCTCAAGCGGTCTTTTATTCTCTGCCATTTTTTTATACCTCCGCTATTCTGTTTGCTTCCAGTACTCTGCGTCGATTTCACCATTCGCTTCAATATACATCGGACTTGTCGGCATGATTCCCATATCAGCCATGCTAACTGTGTCGGATGTTCCTGCGGTTAATGGCTTAACGTATGCCTTGCCGTTGAAATACTTTGTATCATGCCCGACAGGGATAGCAACGTCCCTTGTGCCTGCCTCAACACCTGCATCTATGTATTCCTCTGTGCCGTTGGCATCGACTATCTGATTAAGCTCAAAAGGTGAGGTGCTTTCGATGGTTGGTGTGGCTTTTTCGTAAATCAGATATACTCCCGACATGGCGGTTTTGAATGTGGTAGAGTCGTTGTAGGATGTATCTTTAATCGCTATTAGTTTACCTGCCGCATGGGATATGCTTTTGTCTGGCTTGCTTGAATCTGTCCACCAGTAGTTTGATGTGATGTACTTGTCGCACATCATACCCTTTCCGTAGTCTTGTTGATTCAAATCGTAAATATCATCAACTGTCGCAGTAAACGTATTGTATGTAGATTGATAAGTCCACGGCAACGTCCCCAAATCCACGACACCGTACTTCCTCGTCACCCTTCCGCTTGCTTCGTATATATCCCCGTCATAGTAAAGCTGATTGCTTGCGTTTAGTTTTGGTATGCCTCGGAGGGTGATTGGGTTGATTGCATAACTGTCGATTACGCTGTCGTTGCTGTCCTTCATTACGTGCCTTACCACGCTCACGCTCTCAATCTTGTTCGCTGTGTAGCCGTAATAGTCCTCGGTCAGATAGCCGTATGATTTCAGCCATGCTATGCCACTTCCTGCGGTTGCTTGCTCGAGTGAATAAATGTAATCGGCTATGGTTGAGCCGAATACGGCGGTGAGGTCGATGATGTTAGGTCGCAATCCTTGAACCCCTGCTGTCTTACCGTTTGGCACGTATGCAAATAAGGATATGCTGTCGTACTGATTAGCTACTACGATTGCGCTTGCGCCTGTCTGCCCTATCCTTGTTGCTGAATTGTTCGCATATACCTGCGTCATGCAATCCGTTCCTATCGGCTTTGTTAATATCAAAAACTTGTGATTGCTCGGAACTGTAAACGAATCTACAAGCCTTCTCTGTGCGTTTTCGGATGCTGTTCCGCTTATGTCGAAGCTACCATCGCCGTTATTCATAAACGTCACATCATTAACGGTTGATGTCGGTGTGAGAAGGGTATTTCTCACAAGCTGATTCCACACGATACTTACACCGACTATCTCATCAAGCTCTCGGTTGCCTCCTCCGCTCTGTCGCTCGATATACACTCCGCTGTCCTCGGTTATGGTGTTGTCGGTTGTGACAATTACCTCGCACTTGTCCGCATCGGTCACGGTTACGTCTACCTTCGGAAGTGGATAGTTCGCAGAATCCGTCACAGGGTAGCTTGTTACGCTCTTTCGCTCGTATGTATCGCCCGGCGGTGTCGGGCTTCCTCCGCTTAACTTTTTAGCGAGTAAAATGTCGAAAAAATTCATACAAGATCACGCTCCTAACTTCTGCCATGTGCTGCCGTTGTAATAATAAAAATTGCCGGTGTCTAACTCTAAAAAAAGCGTATTGATGAGCGCGTCCTGTGGCTTTTCGTCGGTTGATAATCCGACAAGGTTGTTCTGTGCTCCTGTTAATGAAATCGCCATGATGTTTTCTCCCTTCTCTTAAACTTCTTCTTTTTCCTCGTCTACGACGTCAACGTTTACTTTGCCGAGCTGATACTGTTTCGCCATTTCGGCATCTACCCAGTTGAGGCTCATGTATCGCATGCCTTCCAACTCCGGCAGCGGTTTTAATCCTAACGCGACGCGCTTTTCGTTTTCGTACAATCCGCCCGTCGGTGATAATATGTTTATCATTTCCAGCGTCTGTTCTACTGACAGAAAAATTAATTCTTTCGGATATAACTCGATTTTGTTTCCGAAACTTCTCTCCCTGGATGTGAACATCTTTTTTGTGAACGCCTGCGACAACGCAATGATTAACGGCTCGAGGGTTTTCTGATAAAACGCGTTGTATTGTGCTTTTGTGAAATCGCCTTTTAATATGTGCAGCGGGACGCCCCAGTTGCGGAGGATCTTCTCGTCGATAAACTTCAACGTTTCCGCGTCCACGATCTCCGACGTGTGCGGCAGCGGCGTGAAATCCGTTTTCAAATCTAACGGCAAAAATCCGCTTTCGCTGTTCTTCAGCTTCCGCTCTAACTCTCGAAGGGCTTCCTCCGTCTTTCCGTCGTCTAATAACGTGTTATATTTAACGACGCCGTTCACGGCGTAGGATGCTTTCATCGCCTTCGCGATTCCGTTCAATAACTGTTCGTTGAGCTCTAATGTCTTCAACAGGGCCCGCTGATCCGGTTGTCCCATCTCATTGCCGCCCATGTACTGATTGACGGAATAATTGTATTTGATGTGAATAACGTCGTCATATGGCACCGTTGATGATGATCCGTTCCAAAAACGGAACGTTACAAACAGGCGCCCTGATGCGTCCTCTATGAAATCAACCTGTGACGGATTTATCGGGTAGAGTGCCTCATAACGTCGGCGTTCTTCTCCGGTTTTCTCATCCGGCCAAACGTAATACGTCGGAATGATGAAAACGTTATAATTCATTAACAACAGCCAGATTGTTTTCTCTAAAAATTCGCTTGTTGTCATGAGCTGGTTTGGATTGCTCAGAACTTTTTGAACCGAACTTTCCGGAACTGGAACCGGATCGCTTCCGGACATCCTGACGTGCGTCGGGTTTAATTTTTTCATTTCGTCAACGATACATTTCAGCGCCTGCTGCACAACGTCGGAATAATAGATTCCCGTTCCGGTCTGTCCGTAAATCGGGATAAATCCGTCTAACGTCGGCGCGAATTTTCTCTTTTTCGGCGGCCGTCTGAATAACTTGTCGAACCATTCCATTTTTATTCGTTCCCTCCTACCAGCTTCCGGATGTCGCTTCTATAACGTCGATACATTTCATATAACGACACTAATGTCACGGCTCCGTCTATTTTCTTTGAATTCTCTGTTTTGATGATGATTGCCTGCCGGAAATCATTTATTTTTAAGCAACTATTCGAAAAACACCATCGGTCGACGGGGTTTTCGTTGTAATTGATCAATCGCGCCTTGAGGTCTGCCTCTACTAACAGGAGCGCGTTGTTCAATGTCTGCGCGTTCTGCATGATCATTTCAACGTCGTTATACTGACGGGACCAGCCATATTCCTCCATTGCTGCGAGCCAGTCCTTCGCGAATCTCTGATCATATCCGCATTTGTACAACTTGATGCCATGCTCTTTTTGTAATCTATAAAACCATTGTGCCGGCATCGCGAGGTCGATGTCGTTTCCTTCGGAAATCTCAATAAATCCTTTTTGCGCCCAATCCTTATACTTCGCGCCGGCCAGGTGGTCGTCGTTCTCAATCTCTAATTTTCTTTGCGGAATAAAATATTTTGTCAGGATGTATTTTGTTTGGTCGTTCGGCTTCATGACGAGGGCTTTCGCACAACAAAGGTCGGTTGTTTCTGCCAGGTCAACGTGTCCGATGCAAAACGCCCCTCGTAAATCCTCAATGTCGTATTTTGCCGGGTAGCTGTAATCCTCAACGTTCAGCCATGATTCGACGCTGTTTTGTTTATAATTGAAATCTTTCGATAAAACGAAAATTCGATCCGCTTTCGATTTCTTCGCGAGGTCGACCTGCTCGTCTAAATAATCCCAACGCTTTATAACGCCGACTGTCGGATTTGATTTCTGCCAGCTGCGCCGGTTTTGAAAAACTTCCGTTTCGCTGTCCTGGGTGTATAACCACGGCAGGAAACGGCTCGCGCTGATGCTGTCGTCTTCGCCCCTGATGATTGCCCGGGCTTTTATTAATTCCTGGTCGAGGTAGCCGTCGTTGACAAATCCTTCGGTCGTTATGATGATAAATTTCGGGTTGTCCTTCAAACTCTGCGATTGCTCGATTGATTTCGCGATTACGTTGTTTTGCATCTCGTGGGCTTCGTCCAAAATGGCCCAGTCTATGTTTCGGCCTTCCTTGTTCCTGGTGCGGTCTGATAACTTGAATATTTTCGTATTTGTTGCCCTGTTCAATATAAATCGCTGATTTCGTTTCGTGTCGAGGTCCTTCGGATCGTATAACTGCCGCATGGTGTCGATCGCGTCGTATACGATTGACGCCTGGGCGTCGTCGTTGCTGCTGCATACTATGTCCGCGCCGTCGTTCCCGACGATGAATTCCGCATTCCCGAGCCCGGAACAAACTTCGCTTTTGCCGTTCTTCCTGGCTATTAACAGGAGGGCCTTTTTGAATCTGTCGATGATCTGTCCTTTGTCCCGGAACTCCTTCGCCATTTTGAAACTATAAAGGGCTTCTATAAATGCCCGCTGCCATAACATGAGGCGCATGGGCTTGTTATAATATGGCGACTTGGTGAGGCGGATGCAGCCCTCCATGAAATCCATTCGAAGCCGCGCCGCCTCGGTGTCGTAAAAATACGCGTCGTCCCGCATATCTTCGGACAGATTTTCTAATTCCTGGATTAACTCACGGCCGGCGACTATTGTCCCCGCCTCGATTTCTGCCTTGTATTTCAACAAATCGCTATTGTCTGGCGTCCATATCATCCGATTTCCTTCTTTTCCCTGATCCATTTCCGGAGCGGTGATTCTTCCTCCGTCTCGCCGTATTCTCCGGACAACCTGAATAATAATTTCAAACTATTGTTGTATTGCTGCAGGAGCTCTTTGTATTGCTTCGACGCGGGTGTCGCCCTCTGCTGTGCCGGGTTTGCCGGATTGATCATGATAAACGGATATTTTCGCAATTCTGCGAGCTGTTCTTCGATGAAAACAATTTCGTCGATTAACTGCTCCGCCTTGATCAGGTTCGTGCTGTCCGTCTTGCATATGATGCCGATTAATTCGTTTTTGCGTTTTACGCTGTCCTTTTCCATACGTTAACCACCAAATATGGCGGCATCTTGTTGATTGTTGCCGCTGATCCTGTGAAGCCGTGATTATGTGCTCCGCCGCCTCCGGTTGCTCCTGAATCCGTGCTCGTTGTTGTAACAGTGTGCGTGTGTCCGTCGCCGTTTCCTTTCGCTCCGGTGTTTGCGCTCGAAAGTGTTATTCCGTGATTGTGACCGCTTCCGCCGCCCTTTGCTCCGGTGTTGGCGCTTGTGGTCCCGATTTCGTGATTGTGGCCGCTTCCGCTTCCCTTCGTGCCTGTGCTTGTGCTTGTGCTTGCGATCGTGTGGGTGTGGCCGTTGCCGCTTCCTGCGTCGTCCGTTGACGGCTTCGAACCGGATGTTGAAATCGGTTGAATTTTATATCCTGATCCGGTCTGCGGTCCTGCTGCGCCTGACTGTGTAAATAATGCCAAATAATTAAATTCGTGTGAATGCTTCGGCATCTGCGCGGTTGTCAGCGCTGTGCTTCCGGTGTTTGCCGCTGCCTTGTCATATGTATGCGAATGGCTCGGGAGCTGTGACGTTGTTAACGCTGTTGAACCGGTGTTTGCGTTCGGCTTGTCGAAGGTGTGATTATGGCTCGGGATCTGCGACGTTGTCAGCACCGTGCTGTCTGTCGTTGTTCCTGATTTCGAATAACTGTGGCTATGACTTGGAAGCTGTGACGTTGTCAGCGCTGTGCTTCCTGTCGTGCTTCCTGGTTTTGCATAACTATGTTTATGCGACGGAATTTCTGACGCGGTCAGCGTATGATTGCCGACTGATCCGGCCGGCGTGTAGTTTACGGTCTCCGCTCCGCCTGTCTGCCCCAGGGTGTGGCTGCTGCTGGATGCTAACAGAAATTTGCCGGTGATCTTTTCCCAGGTTCCGCCGAATAATGTCGACGGATTGACGTTGTTTGCGCTCATGTAAATTGAACCGACGGGATAAACAACGTCGAACACCTGCGACGCCGGAACGACTTCTTGCTTGCATTTATTCGATTTGATGCCGAAAACGCTCATCAGAATACCTCCTAATTTTTTTATGATTTCAATGATTTTCATTTTTTATGTGATTACTTTTCGATTTTTTGGATTTTTTGGATTGAAAAATCTCGTTTTTGCCTTTTCTCCGAGAAAAAAGTATCCCGCAACAGTACCCTTTTCGCTCAATTTTGCCCTCACAGGGGAGGGGTATATTGCCGGAACCATTCGCGGATATATTCTTCAAACTCCGGAATGTTCTTTCGTTCCTCGTCTTCTTTCCAACGCCGCAAACATTCGCTTTCGGTTGCCTCGATGAAAATCTCACGGGCTCCGAGCTCCCTGGCGATTCTCTCGCGCTCCGACTGTAACGGATACCCGCCGATGATGTATGCGTTTGTCCATTTGCCGAGGCGATATTTCGCGGCGTCGATCAATGTGTCGCGTGTCCTAAAAACAACGGCTTTTAATCGGTTCGGTTTGACGTAACGATTGCAACCGCTCAACGCCTGCCAGATGCTGTCAATGTCAACGATTAAATCGCCCTCGTTCCTGTTGGCATCCACCCAGGATCTTTTGCCGCTGCATGGTGCGCCGTAAACGAGAAATACTTCGCGCATGCTGTGCCCGAGCTTGTTATGGATTATGTTGTGTGTCTTATGTGATACGATCATTATGTTTTCAGGATTCAAACTGATCGAATAATCGAATACGTTTTCCTCCGTCAATTCCTCTTTATGGTGCAAAATAATGTCGTATTGTTTTACAATCGGCCGCCCGGTCACTTCGTCATAAATGAAGCCGTCGTCCCTTGTTCGTTCTGCGATCACGACGCGGCGAAATGATTCCCACTCCTGCGATCTGTAAAATTCAAACAAATTGTTAAACATCTCTCGAATTCCTTCCGGATGTTGCTATATGTATAATTTTTGGCCTATATATATGACGTTCGGATCTCGAAGGTTGTTTTTTTCTGCGAGCTCTTCGACTGTCGTTCCGAACTTCTCCGCGATGCTCGAAAGCGTGTCGCCGGCTTTCACAACGTAAACGCGCGCGTCCTTCGTGTATGCTTTGGCTTTCGCCCTGGTCTGTTCTCCGTAGCTTCCGTCCTGCCTGATGCCGGTCACGCGCTGGAATGCCTCGACGCTCTTTGTCGTGCTCGGTCCGTAGCATCCGTCAATCTCCAACTGCGCGTTGATCGCCCAGTTTAAAAATGATTGAATCTTCTTGATGTCTGGTCGCATGTCCTTGTATGTCTGATATCCGTCGCCCTTCAAAAAATATCCACGGCTCGGAAGATTTGGAAATCCTCCCGTCCACTTCTCCGCCGGTGCTGGTTCCGGCTGTGGCTGTTCTCCGGCGAGGATCTCTGCGACACGCTTCCGGACGTCCGGCATCCCTTTGCCGATTAACTTCGGGAACCAGTGATTTATGTCCGCGTGATTGCTTCCGAGGCCCATCTTGCCGGCTTCGTTGTGGCATGTGATAACGGGCACCGATATTCCTCCGCAGTCCGCTTTCCCGTTCGGGTTCAACTTAAACATTCGGCATAAATACGCGGTGAGCTGGCATCCTTCTTCGAATACTTTCTCCGCGTATGATTTATCTTTCAAATTGTCCTCGCATATTTCGAACTGAATCCATCCATTGTTGCAGCTGCCATTGTCTCCGGCTCCGCATCCCCACGGACGAAAATCCCACGGCATCGCCTGGACTGTTCCGACGGTTCCGTCCGCAAATAATCCGATCCATGCGTTGAGGCCTGCCTCGACGTAGGTGTGATTCCAGTCGTTTCCGTTTGTATTCTTTCCGATTTTCCGGATTGCCTCGTCATAGTTTGGAGATCCGTCTGTCGGCTGAACGTAGCGGCATAACCACGGATTGTTTGCTCCGGTTGAATGCCAGAGCACTCCCTTCACTTGCATCTGTCTCGTGTCTTTATAACACGTTGAATTTGTCATCATGCAGATATATGGTTGATAACCCATGTCGTTTTCCTCCTACCATTCATTTGCTTCGACCTGTCGCTCCCTGAGTTCAAGCTCTTTCTTCCGGAGCTCCAGGATCTGCGGATCATTTGACCAGTTGTCTTTGTCATAATTCTTCAGGAGCAGATTGAGAGCCGCCACGTCCGGAAGACTCCGTTTGTGATAGATCTCTTCACGAGTGACAACCAGGTCGCCGTCTTCGGTCCGTTCCTTGATGATCTTTTTTTCGGAATACTCGAATCCTTTTGCTTTGTCGATGAGACTCTGTTTCAGCTCACGAACCAAGCAATCACGCCCTTTTTTTATTGCCAGCGCAAAATCCGAATATTTGTTTTTGTAATCCATCCAGCTCGAAAGAGCGACATTGAAATACTTTGCCATCTCTTTGTCCGTCATCGTCCTGGCAAGCTTTTCGATCTCGTCAAGCTTCGGTTTGATGTGCGTGTCGTATTTGGTTGGTCTGCCTCTGCCTTTTGCCATCCGCATCAGTCCTTTTGTTTATGCGCCTTTTTCTCTGATTTCTTCGATAAGTCGTTCGGTGTCTGATATTCTGTGATTTGCCACTTTCATTTGTTCCTCGAGGATTGGAACCCTCTCGGCGTAATTGTTATGTTTCTCGACCTTTTTCTCGAGCTGTTCGAGCCTGTATGACATCAGCCTCATGCCTCCGTATGATCCGGCAAGTGTGCCGATCAACGACAAGACGCCGACAATGATCGTCGCAACCGCTGCACTCATGACTCGTCTCCTTCCTCTTTCTTCACGTTTGTGATCGACGTGATCTCCGGTTTGCTGTCAGCCAGTCCTTCGCCGATAACGTAGCCGATGACTGAAGCTCCTGCCATGATGATCGCTGAAACCTGCGCAGCTTTGCTCTCACTTGCGCCCAGGGCGATCGAGATCATTGAGACAAAGGACGCGATTGACATCCACATTTTTCTACTTGTCAGTTTTCTTTTGAGTGTTTCCATGAGGTGAACCTCCTCACTTTTTGAATAAATACTGTAACCTTATAGTTGACCATAACATGAGTTATTGCGTGTTTAAATGGTGCAATATGGCGCAAGTCTCTCGATGAATCGCTCAGAGCGTCATTTTCGCCATTTTGTCCGTGTGATGTGTATTTTATCGATTAGCGTATGAAATGCCCCTGTTTTGCATCTACAACGAACGTGAGTGATATTTTAAAGCACTAAAAAAGACAGACCGCTTTTCGTCTGTCTTGGATAGAACCGGATTGTGTGATATGTTTAAGTTGTTCCATTTCCATACCTTGCTACTTTGGAAACATAGACCCCCATGAAATCCGGAAGCTCAGCCGTCGAAAGCTGAGCTTCTGTCGTTTAAACAATTTCGTTTATTATCTCCAGGCATAGTCTTTTTTTGTTCCTGGCGATCGTTGAATCGTCAACGCATAAGATCTCGGCGATCTCGCTGATCTTCTTGCCTTCTCCGTAGTAGAGCGGAATGATCCTGAAGTACGGGTCAAACCTTTTCGCCTGGATCGCATAAGTGATCGCCGTGTCCTTCGCTCCGCCATCATAATATCCATGCAATATCTGACTGGCGTCGGTATATGAGGCATTGTCAGACTCTTTCAGGATGCCGCTTCGCTTGTATTCCTGGATCGTTTTCTTGATGGTCGTATCAATATACCCTTTGATCTGTTCGTCTGTCATTTTGTTCCTCCAGTTTTGCAAAGTGTAGTGTGTATATACTTTTTTATTTTTTTGCTTCGATTTTCTTCAGATTTTTGACAATCATTTTCTTTTGAAATCTCAGGATAATTTTGTCAAATTCTCCGTCTGTAATTATTCCGTGGATATGTGCCGCAACAAGTCCGAATCCTATCTGCTGAACAAACTCCGATTCTTTTCCGAGGGTTAAACCCTGATTGTTTGCCTGTTCTTCGTAACTTTCGGCAAGTGCTCCGTGATAAAATTCAACTATCATCCTGTCCTCCTTCCGTAGTGTGTATACGCTTTATATATTTTTTTAAATCTCCATTGCCCTAAACTTACGCCGTTAATATATACAATTTTCCGCCTTCTTTTCATTGGCTCATGATGCCGGCGGCGTTCGTTGTTGCTTTCGGTTCCGGTTATAACATGCAGGGCGTGATTGTCGATTATTGCTTCAAATGTCCCCGAAAATGATCTCGAAAAACTCTGGCTTATTTCTTCGCCTTCCGGTTCTGCTGATGTGATTTCTACATGATGCACGTTGTCAATGCAGAATTGTCTTCCGGATCTGTCCGTCATGTAGACTTTGCTGTCGTTCATTCTTCTTCCTCACTTTCCTGTTGCTCAGCCATCTTTGCTCCGCAATTCGGGCAATAATTTTCACTTGGATAAGGTCTTGAACTATCTTGATATACTTGATGCTCACACTTTTCACAATACCACATATATCCCTCGCCCATAACCGCTTTAGGTGTCTTAATCCACCGCCCCACCTTTTTCGCAGGATTGACGGATGGCAAATCATCAAAGGCGTGTCCAAGAGCATAAGCAGAACCACCTGTTGCAGCTTTTCTTTCGCCATCCTCATAACTTAATCTATATTCGTCACAGATATTTTTTATCTTGGTTTGAGCCGCCTGTCTGCTGATACAATCATCGCAAGGCTGTTGCTCTAATGCTTTTATGATTTCTTCTTGCCTGTCATACGGACACCATTCTCTGATATAGTCTTTTGCTTCCTCTTTTGTCATGTGTTACACCTCCATTTTTGCCCCACAATTAGGGCAGAAGTATGTTTCAACATCACCTTGATTATAATTGTTACATACATTACACTTAACACTTTTCGCACCATCTGGGTAGCTAACTATCCACTTCCCTGTTGGTCTTTTCTTTAGCGCTTCGATTGCCATATCAAGAGCCTCTGCATCTTCTGCACAGCATCTATTGATATCTCCAACGTCACTTAGTATCTCTATTGCTTCTTCGTTAGTCATTCTCTCACCCTCCACTTGTCGACATAATTGTGTGAGCAGTTTAAGCATGGTTCTTCGTGTTCCGTCTTGTCCTGAAATTCGCAATTCACGCATCCATCGTGATCTTTTTTTATTCCTGCGAGCCGTCTGTATAACTCCGCCTCCTGGTCGATGTGGTTCATTAGGTATTCAATATCATAAACGACGAATCGCCCCGTTCTTACCTTGAGGACCCCTTTGCTAACGATTAGCGTCTCCAGGTTTTCCGGCTCCATCTCTGTCGTGAATATTTCAATTTTTTTCAACGGCTCAAATTTGCCCGTTTTTTCGTTGTATGCCAGATATATTTCTCCTCTGCTCATTTTTTATCCTCCAGCCATACCTTGATATTGTCGCCTTCCGCCTGAATGCTGTTGATCTCTCTGTCCTCGATGTAATCCCATATTTCGGCGCAGACCATTGCGCTCATTTCGACTTTTCCGTCGTTCATGAGCAGGATCATCTCCTCGCTTTCCCTCTCTCTGTCGATTGCGTCAAGTAAATCTTTAACGGTCATCATTTCCGTCCCTCCCTTTCGTCCTGTAATTGAATATATAAATACGGCTCGCCCTTCTTATCGACTGCCGGTATGACTTTCCAGACTTCCTTCCGGAAAGTCCAATGGTCTATTTTTCGATATGTCACACTTTCGATTTTCATGATCTTGCTGCGCTCTTCCTTCTTGTGCGGATCGAGTCCGTAACCGTCCGGATAGTATGCCACCATGATGCGCGTCCGGTAGCTCGCGCATAGCTTCAACACGTCCATGATCTTCATGCGTACCCCTCCATTGTTCCGACTTCAATTCTCTTTTTCATGTCTCCTCCATCTGCTGGCGGTCGGGCATGTGGCGAAATGTGATATATATCCCTCGCCGTTTGCTCCTTCTTCTAATCTGGCAAATTTGCCGCGGATGAATGTCCCCGCCTCCGTGACAAGTGTCGCGCTTCCTTCGCCCTTGATGATGTAATGTTTCGCCGGATCTACTGGGTGCGGCTTTCCATTCTTTGTCCTGATCCATCTGATCTCCGCTCCACAACTTCTGCAAAAACTCATGCTGTCCCCTCCTCGATTCCTTTCAGCTCGACTCCTGCCGTGATTTGTCT